ACCGGATGGCCGCGCGATTTTGCCCCTCCCTTTTGTGGTGGACGCGCCCTCCCCTGGTGCTCCTCCCCTACTCGCCCTCTCATTGGTGCGGTGAACCCGACGCTCCTCACTTTAATGCTCTTTAATTTGAATTCTTTTGACCGTCCTTTAATTCAAATTAAAGATTTGCCGGTCTCGCGCGAGTGGATATGAATTGTGAATGGCCCATTGGACCTGTACAATGGACGTGGCCTCTGTCTGACCACGCTGCTGAGTCTATTTAAGTATTTAATTTAATGTCCATTTTCTATAAAATGGAGACCACTGATACGTTGTAGTTGGAGAGACTCAGCTGCCGACCACGTTTATATTATTGTCGATATCCTTTTTTTTCTCCACTGATCAGTTGATAATGTATCCTTTTAGGAGTAAACGTGGTCATTATTTCACTCCACGACGATATTACACACGGAACACTGTGTCTAATCGTGCAGCTATTGGCAAGAGGCAGGATGGGAAACGTCGTGTGGGTAATTCCTCGAAGCCCAATATTGAGCCCAAGATGAAAGCCCAGTGCATACACGAGAATCAGTATGGCCCAGAATTTGTGATGGCCCATAACTCAGCCATTTCGACTTTCATCAGTTATCCCAGCCTCGGTAAGTCCGAGCCTAACCGAAGCAGGTCCTATATTAAGTTGAAACGACTTCGTTTCAAGGGGACCGTTAAGATTGAACGTGTGCAAGCTGATGTGAACATGGACGGCTCCATCCCAAAAGTTGAAGGAGTCTTCTCCCTCGTTGTGGTCGTGGATCGTAAACCCCACTTGGGTTCAACTGGCTGTCTCCACACATTCGACGAGCTGTTCGATGCTAGGATCCACAGCCACGGTAACCTAAACATAACTCCCTCCCTGAAAGACCGGTTCTACATAAAACACGTGTTCAAACGTGTGCTGTCTGTGGAGAAGGATACGCTGATGGTAGACGTGGAAGGATCCACTTGGCTCTCGAACAGACGTTTCAATTCCTGGGCTATGTTTAAGGATCTAGATCATGACTCGTGCAAGGGTGTTTATGACAACATCAGCAAGAACGCCCTTTTAGTTTATTATTGTTGGATGTCAGACACTATGTCTAAGGCGTCTAGTTATGTATCTTTTGATCTCGATTATATCGGGTGATTAATGAAATTAATCAGATCATGATACAATAATCCTTTATTAAAAGACAATTAATTAATTTTATTGCAACGATTTGGGCTGTGAAGCCCTACAATTACTATTGATACATTGTTGGACCGTGTTCCTAACAAGTTCGTTTAATTGGCCCATTGACATCGTGATGTTGGACTCCGCTCTCTGGGCTCCCACTATCGAAGCAGACTCTCCCGGGTCTAAGACGCTGGTCCCTAGCCGGCTCAGATGCCTGTATGGATGGAGTTCGTTCTCCATGTCCGAGTCCGCGTCTGATTGGCCTGTACCTATCGTGCTCCTGGAAGCCCATGACTCTCCAGGCCTTATTTCGATTGGGCCTCTGATCCCCAGTCTTGACATAGATGCGCATCTGATGGGCTTCCTTTCCCATCTTCCGTAGTCGACGTGGTTAAAGTCCACATCCTTGTCGGTGAACTGCCTGGAAAGAATCTTCACCGTTGGTGCCCGGAAGGGGATGTCCACGGAGTGTTTCGCCGTCGACAATTTCAGTTTCCCTTTGAATTTCGCGAAGTGGGTCCTCTGATGAACATTCGTGTCCGATACCCTGTAATACAATTTCCATGGAATTGGGTCCTTGAGCGAAAAGAACGATGCAGAGAAATAGTGGAGATCTATGTTGCATCTGATCGGAAATGTCCATGACGCCTGTAATGATTCGTTGTCAGTCATTCTTTTGTCGTGGATCTCCACTATCACACTCCCGGTGGCGTTGATCGGTACTTGCTGCCTGTATTCGATGACGCAGTGATCTATCTTCATGCAACTACGACTGAGTCTAGCTGTCAACTGGGACGCCGTCGATGGAAACTGCAGAACTATCTCAGAAAGGTCATGGGAAAGCTGATACTCGTCACGGTGTGACTCTATGTAGTTAAAGGCATTTGGAGGAACGACCAACTGAGAATCCATTTGAGAAAGAAAAGGCCGCGCAGCGTCACCGATTGATGAAGTTGAATCGGTGAAGAAGATGGTAAGGTCTGTAACGAAGAAGGTAAACAGAGATGTGAGGACTTTATGGTTGTGAAAAATCAGATCTTTACTCTGATTTGCTTATTAAGATGGAAATTCCGTTTAAGAACTACTTGTTTTGAGAAAGAGAAGAAATCTGGTGATTAATTTTTGGATGAACATGAGAATTGTCTCTCTGGGTTTATATAGAACTGGGAAAGTTTGTTCTTAAGTTTGAGAGCTTTCAGTAGAAGTCTTTAGCTAAGGTAATGGCATTTTCGTAATATGAGCATGTTCCCCCAATAGCTCTGGCTCTCAAACTTCCTATGAATTGGGGGAACTGGGGGAACTTAAATACTAGAAATTCCTAGGGTTAGATCAGCCACGTGGCGGCCATCCGCTATAATATT